TCATAAATTGTAAAAATTTAATAATACGCTAATATACAATTAAACATGTTGTCGTCCAAACCACATATCATAGACCCGAAGACTCTTCGCCTGGCCACACGAGGCGTCGAAATTGCGAGATATATGGTGAAAACGTATCACAACGTGAAGCGCATTCAGTTGGGGGGTCCTGATTCTCGTATTGCCGCGGACGAATTCGTGAAAGATACGTCCGATATAGGCGTGATCGCGGTCAAGATGAGTCAGTTTTTGTCCGCAAGAGGTGATGTGATAGACGAACGTACTCTCAAGGTGATCGAGAGGTTTCAGAACGAAGTCCCGGGAGAAAACGAGCCGCTGCCGGATTTCACTTTTTACGAGTGGTTCAAAGAGCCCATTGCCTCTGCGTCCGTGGCCACAGTATACAAGGGTAAACGAAAGACCGACAACGCAGATGTCATTCTCAAACGAGTACGCCCGAATGTGAAGCAGCGCATCATGGAAGACTTGCCGTTGTTCTTGATTCTTCTTGATGTAGCGAAATTCTTCGGGATTGCAGGGGCGGAGAACATGCTCGAAATCGTCAGAGAGTGCAGACCGATGTTGCTCGCGGAGCTCGATCTTCGCACGGAGGCTAAATCGATGCACCTTTTCAAAAAGGAATTCTCGTCGATCCCGTGGCTCACGATTCCTTCTGTATACGAAGCGGGAGAAAACTATATGATATCCGAATATATACCGTCTAAGAAGATTACTGCCGCATATCCAAATGGTAAGCTCGCGAGAAGACTGTTCGAATTATATATTCGGATGACCATTGACGTCGGCCTCGTACACGCAGATCCTCACGCGGGAAACATAGGAGTTAGGAGCGACGGAACGTTCGTGTTGTATGATTTTGGAGCCGTGATAGACGTCAGAGACGTCAAACAAAATATTGCAAAATGCTTGAAGTCGGTCGTTCTCGAAGATAGCGATGGAGTAGTGAGAGCTCTCGAAGAAATGGGAATTATTAAATCGGGGGCGAGTGCAGCGCGTCTCAAGAGAATAGTTCCAAAGATAAAAAAAATAATGGATTCGGATGATTTCAACATGGAACTCGGGAAGATACCAGAGTTCACTGGAAACGACAACAGGATATTCGAACTCACGACCAAATACATCTATCTCATCAGGTCGCTCACCATCGTAGAAGGTATCATATCGTATCACGACAAAGATTTCAGCCTGAACAAATACATTAAGAAGTACGACGACGTCATAGACGAACTCGTAGACATTCCCGTGGGAGACATCGTGCGGGATGTTGCCACAGATTTCTTGTCCACACCATCCAGCCTCAAAAATCTCAACGAATTGTTATTCTCTATGAACGATGATATGAAATTTCAAATTGAAGAAGGGAAAAAATCGATGAGATACGCCGTAATTTTGTTTATACTGCTCGAGATTTTCAAGCTGTTGTAGAATAATTTAATAAAAAATATACTCTGTATACTATATCATGTACACTATCGCCCTCCGCACCCCGACTTGCATGGCCAAGAAAGACAACAACGACTTTGGCAAGACGTTCACCAAACGTGTAAAAACCGATTCTAAAAAGATCAACAAGGCGTTCGAGAAACTCAACAAAGAGAGCGAGGAGCGTCGTGCGAAATTGAGTGACTCTCTCAAAGAGTTCGTCGATAACATTGACAAGGCAGCTCGCAAAGACGTCGAAAAACTCCAAAATTTATTTTCCGACGACGTTGATGTGACTGTAGACATTGATGATTTCACAGAAATAGACGACATCGTGGTGTTCCGTGATGATGACAAGAAGGAGGAATGATTTTTGTCGTATCGACAAAACACGTAATTTAAAGAAAGCAATTTTCGTGATATATACAAATATGCCACGAAAGTGCCCGTGTGAAAACCAACCGATATACAATTTCCCTGGAAAGAAGCCGATATGTTGTGCGAAGTGCAAGACCGATGAAATGATTGATGTCGTGAATAAAAGATGCTCTTGTGGAAATCGTCCGAGTTTTAATATCGTGGGATTCGATTGATTTTTTTATTACATTTTACCAGACGTCCACTTAAGAAGAGTTGCAATATTTTTTGTAACGGGGTCATCATCGAAGCAAATTTCTGTCAAGAAGCTCAATGCAAGTATCATTCTTTTATCCGAATATCCATGAATTACGACCGTGTTCAGTGTGTCTTTGACCACGTCTGTCAGTTCCTTCTTGTATGTAACTCCAAGCTCCGGAATTTCTTTTACTACTTTTGCAATGAGTGCAACAACACAATGTCTCGTCGTAATCGTCGCACCTTTTACGGCTTGGATCAAAGTCTCAAGCGTGTTTGTATCCTTTGCGAAGCACGTCTTAGAATCAATCTTCATAAAAACATTCAAGATTTCATACTTTTTTTGTTTCACCACCTCGTTTAACATCATGAGCACGGATTCTGCGCCGATCTCCACAGCGTTCACGAACTTTGCCATCTCCAAGAAATAAGCATCTCTCATCGAACGTGGAGACGTGTTGACTACCGTGATCAACACATTGATCAGAGATTTCCACTGACACGTAATGGCTTTACTCACGATCTCTCGCGTTTCGCAAGTAAAGTTCGAAGAGATGTGATAAAACACCTGTAGCATATCAATCAAATGCTCTTTCGTTTTGGACGTCACTATGCATGTCACGAACATCACCGGAAGTGTGTCGTTTTGCGAAAACAAGGCCGACACAGCCGCCGAATCAAAATCTGACGTTTCTATATCGCTCACTGCGACTTCCCAATACTTTGAATCATTCGTAGAAATGGCTTTCTCTACGAGTTGCGTCGTGAATCGTGGAACGGAACGAATTCCCTGACGTTCTCTCTCCGCTTCCAATAATTTTGACACCACCTCGACTTCTACACTTTCAGGATGATCTTTCTTCTCTCGAATATTTCCATCAACGAGAACCGCCCTACGAACACTGACATTCATTTTGGTGTACAATTACTATGAGCTAGTATATACATCACGGTGTCGATATGAATAGGTCCTTATTAATTTAACAGAATTCATGTTGCAATTATAAGCACGAACATGAACGCTTTGTACGCGGAAGCAGTCGAGGTGTCCAATGCTGCATCAGCATTCGAGGACCTGAGAGAATTCGACGAGACGGTCAAATTCGTCGAGAAAATTCAGAACGCGCAATCTCTTTTGTTGGATCACATCCTGAAAGGAATAGAAAAACCCGTCATTGAGGCGGCGGCTAGCGGTGCGAAATACACCACGGTATTCGAGTTCAAGGGAGCCGAACTTTTCGAGGGTCACTCGATTCTTTTCATGTTGCTGGGAGGAGCGGAACACGATCGCAGAGCTCAGTTGGATCAATACGGGTTCGAGCCGCTGAAAGAAACTCTCACGCAAAAGCTGAAGCCATTCGGCGTTCATCATCTGTGGGAGAAAGCTACGAACTCCAACTCTATCGTGCTTTACTGGGAATAATTCGTGGCGAGTCGTATCCATACCAAAAATATAGTGCCGAAGAACGCGACTGCGAATATCGTCAGATTCCGAGCCTCCAGGTTTTCTGTCGTCTCGTAATCGTCATTCGCTAGAAGTTGCAAAAGTGCACCAGACATACTAGTTACCATAACGTCATATTTTCTTTGAACTCGACTAACGTGGTAGCGTTTACCGCGTAAAGCCAGGAGAAGATAGCATACATCCACATCACGTTTCCGAGCAAACCTTCCGGAACATTATAAATCGGAGATATAAGGCGATGAACGAAAGATTCTTCGGTTTCGCATCCTCTGATCTTGTTTTCTATGAGCGTGAATATGCACGTGTTGTCCAAAAGTATCCAGTGTAACATGATGAAAGGCATGAGAACGACATACGATACGCGTACATGGGGCACGCTGGAGAACGGAGCCACGAGAGCCCATAGGACGACCAGGATATGGAGAAACGTCAAGATAACTTGGCCGAACATTTAATATATTGAATATAATAAATATGCCATTCACGCTGTTTGTAAAACCTGGGTGTAAATACTCCGTGAAGGCAAAAAGAGATCTGAGAAATCGCGGTAAGAAATTCACGTCGGTGTCGTGCAAGGATGTTGAAGATCTCAAAACGAAACTGAGAGCTCGTGGATTAAGAATTCCGAGTACGTTGACATTTCCGCGCGTGTATGAAGGCACCCGACTGATAGGCGGTAGCGACGACCTCGTAAAATATCTATCAAAATAATATGTTTTCTTATTACATATCAATGGCTCCCAACGCTAACAAGAAGACTTTTATCCTGGAGAACGATGATGGCAAGGCTCTGGGCACGTTCATCGGGGCGTCCCCCGGTATCGCCGCAAAGAAAGCGGCCACCGCGGGGCACACGAAGATTTTCCTGCGCGAGACGGGAGTCCATGATCGCATTCGCGAATACGCAGGTTCCGTCACCAAGCTGTCTCCCCCCAGAGAAGTTATTATTGCTGGAAAACCCGTGAAGATCGAGAAGGAGAGCAAGGCCAAGTTCGTCAAGGTCATCATGAAGGAGGGCGGAAAGAAGGCGGCCAAGAAGGCGGCAGACGAGTAAATCCGGTCAACACGAATAAAAATCTTTAAATAGAATATACACCGAGATGCCCGCTGCCAAATACACGTACACTGGAAAGAAAGATGCTCGTGGACGGATGATATTTCGCGGACCCAAAGGCGGACTTATAGTTCGCGGACCCAATGGGAAAAAAATTGCCCCTGCCACCGGTTCTAGAGCCAGAAGCCCTATGCGTCGCGCCAAAAGCCCCATGAGACGTTAAATGTCTAAAATTCTATTACATCGCTTTTAGAAATCATCATGTCTGCAGCTGGAACTATCTCTGCTCCGAGTTTCTTCAGTGCGTTCAATACAGGTTCTTCCGTCTTTTTCTTGATCTTTTCGGAAACGTACGACACTCCCTTTCTATCTTTCGTCTCTCGATCAACTCCCTGAGACGAATGTCCTCTACAATATCCTCTACACACCGCCCGCCTTCCACAGGGTTTGTTTTTCTCCGTCAAACCCTTGCATTTCACGTTGCCAGTCCCGAGCAACGCGTGTTTGTCAAGAACGTCGTCTTTGTATTCTTCGACGAGCTTCGAATAGTCTAGACCGTGATCTTTGGCGACCCTGAGCAACACGTCTTCTATCGCCGCCCCGACTATGGTGCTCGTGAACTCTTCGACCGCCTTCGCGCCGTTCACGACCTTGGACAACGTCGTCAGAAAGCTAGAATCCATTTGAATACACTAGTTCGTAAGGATTATATACTTCAGAGTGTCGATACGAAATATATATGTAATATGTATACCGATGATAGAAAAAAAGAGAATACGATTTGCAAATACTATAGGAAAGCCGCTGGTTTCTGTACGGGAAATAAACATAGAAGGAAAGGGGAAAAAGATAGAGCCGAGAAAGAGAAAATCAATTCCCGCGAACTTGTCTAAAATCGCTAAGAAGCGTGAAGATGCCATGAAACGCGCGGAGAAAAACGTAGCCGACGAAATGGAAAAATTCAAGAACTTGAGAAGACGGCTGGACTTTGAAAAAAACGCTGAAAATACTATTAAGAACGAGATGTCAAAACAGATGAAAAAGAGATCTCTGTTCGGCAAAAAACCAAACATAGAACACTTCAAGAACAAGCTAGAGGAATCTAACAAGGAGAAAAAGAAAATCATGCAGAAAATGATGAAAGCTAAACTAGACTTGAACATGGCAATAGAGAAACGCAACGCCACGATAAAACACATGAGAATGTAGGACAAAGTCTCACAAGTCGTAAAATAGCATCGTGAAAACTAGTGTGCGTCATTTTTCTGTGTAAAAATATAAAAAAAAAATATTTTGATAAAATATCTCAAAACAATGGCTGGTGGATTAAGTCAACTCGTGGCCTATGGTGCCCAGGATGTGTACCTCACCGGTAACCCCCAGATTACTTTCTTCAAGACCGTGTACCGCCGCTACACCAACTTCGCCGTGGAGTCTATTCAGCAGACGATCAACGGCTCCGTCGGCTTCGGCAACAAGGTGTCCACCCAGATCTCCCGTAACGGTGATCTGATCACCGACGTCGTGATCGAGTTCGTGCTGAGCAAGAACGTCGTTGGTGCCAACAACACCTTCTTCCCCGCCGAGCAGCTGCTGCAGGACGTCGAGCTGGAGATCGGTGGCCAGCGCATCGACAAGCACTACAACGACTGGTTCCGCACGTACGACTCCCTGTTCCGCATGAACGACGACCGCGTGAACTACCGTCGCATGACCGACTTCGTGGACGGCGAGAACACCCTGAACGCCGCCTCCCCCACCGTCAAGCGTTTCTACGTGCCCCTGCTGTTCTTCTTCAACCAGACCCCCGGCCTGGCCCTGCCCCTGATTGCCCTGCAGTACCACGAGGTGAAGCTCTACTTCACCCTGGCTTCCCAGGTCAACGGTGTCAACGTGAACAACCTTGGTGTCGCCCCCGGCGTTGTCACCGCCCCCTCCATGGCCGTGTGGGTCGACTACATCTTCCTGGACACCCAGGAGCGCACCCGCTTCGCTCAGCTGCCCCACGAGTACCTGATCGAGCAGCTGCAGTTCACTGGCTCCGAGACCGCCACTCCCTCCACCACCAGCCAGGCCAGCCAGAACATAAGGCTCAACTTTAACCACCCCACCAAGTACCTGGCGTGGAACTTCAACAACCCCACTGCCACCAGCTACGGCCAGTACACCGCCCTGGCCAACCTGACCCCCAACTCCAACGTGTCCGTGGGCGACACCGCCAACACCGAGTCCTTCAACGAGTCCCTCGCCGTGCTGGACCAGGCCAAGATCCAGCTCAACGGACAGGATCGTTTCGCCACCCGCAAGGGCTCCTACTTCAACAAGGTGCAGCCCTACCAGACCATCGGCGGCAACACCCCCGCCGGCGTCTACATTTACTCCTTCGCCCTCAAGCCCGCCGGTCGCCAGCCCTCCGGAACTTGCAACTTCTCGCGCATTGATAACGCTACTCTGTCGCTGACCTACAAGACCGCCTCCGTGGACGCCACCGTGCAGCCCGCCGCACTCGCCAACTCCCTGTACCAGAGCGAGACTATCACCGCCAACACCGCCACTTCCCTGACCGCCCTGAACATCTATGCCAAGAACTACAACGTGAACATGCACAACGCGTTGAACAGCAAGCTGCTTACCGAGTTCCAGAACATACTCGATAAGGAAAACAGTGTAAACTCTGGGATAGTCGTCTGCTGACTATCATAT